TACAATGGAAGTCATCGAGGAAGGCGGTATCATGTCTGGCTCTAGCGATGAACCTGCTATGCAGGACTGGACTGCACTTCGAAACAAAGAGGGCTGGGTAATCCTTCGTGAGCAAAACCGTACCGCCAAGGGTTGGAGAACTAAGTTTAAGACATTCTTCCCTAGTGGTATCATGGCTGGTGTTGACGAAAACGAGGAGGACGCTGTTGCTAGAATGTTCCCATGAGCGACAAAGGGTTACAGGAAGTTGTTGCTGAGTTCATTAAAGGTGGCTGGATTGTAGCCATCCTTGGTGCTCTGGGAGCAACGGCTAGGCTTATGCTATCTCCGACCAAGCACCACTGGGCAGTGTGGGCTAAGAAGATTGCGGCTGGTGGTATTGTTGGGGTGCTTACCTATTTTGCTTTGTACCCCATCGACATCGACCCTATGTATAAGGCTGTGATGTTCAGCATCAGTGGAGCCTTGGCTCCAGAAATCTTTGAAGCAGTAACCATAAAGTTTAAAGAAAAGTTTTTAAAACAATGAGCGAAGAAGAAAAGTTAAACGCAGATACTAATGCCGCTACTCTTGCATTAGGAAAGTTCCTGTCCATGCCTAGGCAGGACTACCACTTTTATAAGAACAACGATTTCAAATCAGCCGCAGAAGCAGAAAAGTTTTTAACCTCAAAAGAGTTCTTAGATTACTGGAATAAAAACAATGTATCTAAAGAAGGCATTGGTTATAGAGTTAAGACTTCTTGGAATGCATTAGATGCGATGCAACAAGAACACACCCCGCATAAAAGAAGAGATTACGCTTCTCTTATTGCAAAAAGACAAGCAACGGCTGACAGACAAATTGCATTGACTGAAGCGAACGCTGTTGATTCACCCCCTTACCAATATACAAATTCAAAAGGCGAACTTGTTACCCGTGTAAAAACTAGGGAAAGCAGAATTGCTGATGTTAAGAAAGACATGACCAATGGTGTAAACCAAATTAAAAATTTGGCTAGAATTGAAAATAGATTTCACACTCCATACAATTCAGCACAGGAAAATCTTCAGTTTTATTTAGATGCGGCTAAAAGATTTCAATCAAGCGGTCACATTGGTGCTGGCGAAGGCCCGTTACCTATTAGCGTTTTAATGAATGATAAAATGCCAAACTATTCTCTTGCTGGATACCAAAGATTTGATGGAGCATTCCCAGATAAGTCAGTTCATAATGTAATGCAAATGTTAGACGCTGGTGGAGGAGACGCTCATCTTCGATACGGCACAAGGCTTGGTGCTACCGTAAGCAGTAACCCTGCACATGAAGTTTTTGTTCCTGCTGGCATGGCGGCATCAGCAAGAAGAACAGGTAATGTTCTTCCAGACGGAACTTTTCGTGTTGTTGGTGCACCATCAAAGGCGGCTAACGCAATGCGTTTTGCTAGCAATGTAGGAGCGGCGGCAAAACCTGTCATGGGTGTTTTAAATGCCCTAGCAGTACCACTTCAAATCTACGACCAGATTCAAGCCGTTCAAAGTAAAGACCAAATGACTAGAGACTATGGAGGTTCAGACCCTTTAAGTCTTAGACCTTGGATGGATTTGGTTGGAGATGCTAGCGGTATTGGTGGCTCTAATTTATCCAAAGGGCTTAAAAGATATAACACCGTAGTTAATGACCCCAGATACATTGAAAGAAATCCAATCAGTAGCATTGGTGGACAAACAGTGCGTGGTAACCCAGAATATTTAGGTGCGTTTTTAAACAACTTAGGCTATTACGGGAGCGGAAGCGGATGGATAAAGTAGTTTACGCAATACTGGTTTTTGCTTTGGCTGGTTGTGCTACTGTCCCAGAGATTAAACCAGTGACCAAGGTAGATGTCGTAGAGAACACCGACAAAGACCTGTACATTGACTGGCTGGAGGCTGAGATAGGGGAAGCGGCTGGTGCTATCAAGGTGGTAGGGCAAACCCTCCCAGAGGGCAATCCTAAGGCCATCCTAACGCTAACCTACAACAGGCTGTCTGGTATCATGGAGCCTACTGTGGCAGAAATCGAAAAATACCAAAAGGCACTGAAAGATGCAAAAACACTGGAAGTCGAGTCAGCAAAAGCCAAAGAAACATCAGAAGAATCCACACGACTGTATGCAAAAGTTGAAGCAACAGACACAGAAAATAAATCACTAAAGCGGCAATTAGATTTAGTAAATGCACAGCGAGAGCAGGAAGCAAAGGAGAAGGCAATTCAAGATACGCTAAGCGACATCACGAAGACCTGCAAGTGGGTAGGTGCGTTCTTTCTGCTGGCATGTCTTGGAATGGTTTTTGTGTCTAGGTACGCTACGGCTAGCATCTGCGGTAGCATCGGGCTTGGGCTTATCATGGCTCCAATCTTTGTGCCGACCATTATGATGAATCCTATTTTCCAAAACGGTATAATGATTTTACTGTTGATTGGAGTTGTGTACGGAATGTGGCTGGCAAAAAAGCACAGCAAGCCCCTTGACAAACCCTTAGAGGCAGTCAAAGTTGACAACGATTTAAGCCAAGGCAGGTAGGCGTTGGTTGTTGTGCGTTTGTGGGATTGGCTTTAGTTGAAGCGGACTACCCCTCTGACTAACCTGCTAAGAGGGGATAGTCCCACTTACTCATCATCTGTCCAAATGTCGCCCTCTGATTCCAAGGTCTCCGCTTCTCCATCATTCCGCACAAGGATTGGAATCGGCTTTGGCATGTAAGCCAACGCTCTCTCTGTGTTATAGTCAACCATCTCGCATGCTTGGTCATAGGACAAACCGTCCTTGAGGCAGAAGCACTCGACCACGGTGTCGTAGTCATAGAGTGCTCCACCTGTAGTTCCATCTTTGCCAATGAGTGCCGAGTCAAGCCAGAGCCTAGGCTCAAGCAGGGGACATCCCTTATAAGTATCTTCATTTTCTTTTAGTTCTGCTTTGCTAACTTTTCTAGGCTTTAACATAGTAGTGAATTACAGGGTAGGTTCTTTTTCCAGTAGAGATAGTGAAGTACTTAGTGTCAATTTTTTCTGGGTTTCTTTCTTGTGCTCTGTTTAGCATTCTTTGGGTGTGCTGAAGGGTTCTTCCCCTTTGCTTTGCGAACTGACCTGCGGTCATCCACCCGTTTGGAACCTCGTCTACATTGGCACTCTTTATCATTTTCTCCAAAGCATTTAACTGCTTCTTGGTCATCATAGGTCTGCGTGGGAGAAGATGAATTTCTTGCCAACTTTGTGGGCTTGCCAGACTTTCCAGTTACTTCCTTGTACAAAGCCATATAGCCATCCGCTACCCCATCGGCTTGTTGCCAGCCTATGTTTTGCATAGCCCATATCTCCCTTGCGGCATAAACACCCTCCAGAGAAACCCACTGCCCCTCCGTGCTTTCTCGCACATACTTGCTCGATTCTGTGGATGTGCCCCATGAGGACTGCTCCTTGGGGTTGGCAGTAGTGTCTGGCATGCTCTTCGACTGCGTAGGGGCCACAGGTGAAGCCGTGGCAGGTCTTGATTGGCCCCATGGTATGAACGCCTTCATCAGCGTGGTAATCGTAGATTTTACGGCAACCATGGCTTTTAAGATGGTTCCGAATATCTGAGTCCAACTGGATGCAGTAGTCTTGTTTGAGTCCGTTTGACGAACTGGAGATGATTTGGCTGAGGCGGTCTTCGTGGTTTCCATAATGAAATACAGTAGGTTTATATCTAGAGATGAAGTCCATCCCAGCCTTTACATCGGAGGCAAGGGATTCGTTCTCTTCTTTGTTAGAAGCACCCCGTCTTAGGCTTCGGAAGTCAAAGCAGTCACCTAGGTGGATTCGCTCTTGGGGTTGAAATTCTGCAATGAACTTAAACAGTTCAGAAGCCACGGCTTTATCTACCATATCGCCATGGTTGTCACCTACGGCTACGAATTTAATACGCTTACTCATTGTTGATATCGAATGTGGGGTTTTGTAAAACTTTAAATTGGTCGGTACGCATATGACGAATAACACCGTCTTTTTCTAGCACAATAGCAAAGATGTCGTTAGACCAAGTACCACCATCCCGCACATACATGAGCCAACCATAACCGATGTCAGTATGCACTGGGATGGGGTTGCGGAATTCGTGTATCATTTTTTGT